CTACTTTAGGTGGTGTTACTATCGGAGATAACATCACTACAACAGGTTCTAAAATTAGCATTGAAAAGAAAAATGTTACTGACGCTTTAGGTTTTACACCAACTCGAATTTATAATGGAACATCAGAGACACCGCCTACATCGGGTTTACAAGTAGGTGATATCTACATCCAATTGGAGTCATAGCCTATGCCTTGGGGAAATTGGGTAAATGTCGGTTGGAAAGCGGTGCCTGCTTTAGAAACTTCCGTATATAGAGTTTATAACTACTACTACTACAAGCAAAACTTAGAGGATAGACAGATTATCGTTCTTATCGACAATCAGATGATTAGCAACTACAACAGAAATACTGCCTATTACTTACAAAATATTACTGTCAACAACGGGTGGCAACTTAATGGCGGTAGTTACGATAACGTAGATAATTATCCAAACGTTTTGGACTTAACTGATGTAGTCAGCGTAGGACGGATAGGAAATACTCCACTAGGTAATGGTGATGATGGTTTCTCATGGTGGTATGGAACTTCTAGAAAAGCGGCACAGATTTTTAACTACAATGACGATGGAACATTGCCTTTGATACAAGAATCCACACAATGGATTACAGGTCTAGGTTCATACTACGCAACACCCGAAAGAGATTGGACAGCACGTGATGTAAGGGGATTCTTCCCAACAATTGAACCAAAGCCAAAGTATCCAAAGCTGTACAGATACAACGGTGAGAGTTGGCAAAAAGGATATTTGCAGATGTATAACGGAAGCAAGCTTGTAAAGGCGGTAAATATCAAAGTTTATGACGGAAAACAATGGAAAAACGCAGTTAAATAAGGAGATTATTATGGAACAACTAACAAGTAAACAATGGTGGTATGCTTCTTTGATAAGAGCATTAAAAACAGTATGTCAGACACTAGTGGCAATGATTGGAACTAGCACAATGATTCAGCAAGTGGATTGGAAAGTGGTCTTGTCTAGTGCAGTACTAGCAGGCATTTTATCAATCTTAACAAGCTTAGGTGGTTTACCAGAAGTAGATAGCCAAAAAGGATAAGATATGCAAGGCATTAAGTTTGTATTTGACCTAGAACAAGTGATTGGATTTTGTGCGTTGATTACAGGCATTTGGGGTGTTTGGAAGATTGTGAAAGAAATCAAGAAACCGTCTAACGATTTGCACGATTTAGTAGAACATCATGATTATTTACTTAAAAAAGACAATCAAAGATTGGAAAAACTAGAATCGGCTAGTCTACAGATAGTATCAGAAACAGAATCACATGATGATGATATCAAGGAAATCATTAAAAGCCTTAAAGATGCCGAAGAAACAAACAAAATCGTTTTAAAATCCCTTTTTGTGATTATCAACCACGATATTACAAACAATGGGATAGACAAATTGAAAGAAACGCTGAACGAACTTAACTCGTATTTAGTTGAAAAATAAAGGGGAATAGAAAAATGGCAAGTTTAAGTAGTTGGTGGAGTTACGCAACAGGAAACGAATTTGACAGCAAAGGAGAAATCAATAATTGCGGAGTCGTACAATATAGCTATCCTTTTGCAGGCCAGTGCGTAAGTCTTATCCAAGGTTACATGAAATACAATGGTTGCACTGTATGCCCACGTGGTAATGCAATTGATTGGTGGAGAAACTTTAATTCTAATGGATTGAGTCAATACTTTACTAAACAATCATCACCACAAAACGGGGATGTAGTAGTAACTAATGCAGACCCTAATTATGGTCATATCGGAATCTATAAAGACGGACAGTTGCTACAGCAAAATTACGCACAGTACCCGTATGCAAGATTTTTACCTTTAAGTGTCAGTGGCAGTCCATACGGATACCTAAGACCAAAATTTTTATCTAGCTACAGTGACAGTCAATTAATCAATGAACACGCTTATGCGACACTTAAGTTTGATGTACAAAAGCGTAGAGATACACCTACAGGATTAGCCGTAGAAACGCTTAAAGCAGGTCGCAAGCTAGAATATACGCAGAAGTGGGTAGGTGATGGTCATAGGTATATCTCGTGGGTAGAACATCAAGCGGACTGTCATAGCTACAGATACTTTGTTGCTGTCAATGGAAACGAACAAGGCACAGACCCTTGGGCAACTTTTGAACCGCTTGAACAGAAAGTAGATTTGACCGAAGAACATGGTTGGGCTAAAGCTAAAGTAGACAAAATCAATATCCGTAAAGGTTCAGTCGACGGTCAGTCTGTAGGATTAGTTAACAGTGGTGATGTTATCGAGTATCAATATAAATGTGTAACAGATTCTCATAGATATATCGTCAAGAAAAACGACGGAGAAATGCTCTATATCGCTTGTTCTCCAACACCTAACCGAAGTACTGAATGGTTCGATTTTTACGCCGAGAACCCCGTTAAAACGAACGACAGCACGAATAAAGATGATAAGCCAAGTGATAAACCTAATGATAAACCAGATAAAGGCACTATCGACATGAGCAACGTCAAACATTGGGGTGTTGATATCTCGGAACATAATGCCAAAGACTTGGATTTAACACAATGGGATTTTGTTATTATCCGTTCGTCTTGGGGTACAAATAGAGACAAGTACTTTAGATATTTTGTTGAGGTGTGCGAAAAGAATAAAATTCCATTTGGGGTATATCACTATTCCTACGCAATTGATAAAGAATCTAGCGATGCAGAAACACAATACTTTTTAGATACTATCAAAGGATTGAATCCACCACTTGGTGTTTGGTTTGATATGGAAGATGCAGATGGTTATAAAAAGAAAAAAGGTGTTTTGGATAAGGAACACGTGTTAGAATTTACCAAAAACTTTTGTAGCAAAGTAAAAGCAGAGGGATACTATACAGGTATCTATGCAAGCACATGGTGGTTTGATAATTGGTTGAACGAAGAATTAGATGATTATGACAAGTGGGTAGCCGAATGGGGTGCTAATGATGGATACTATCACAGCGACACTTCCAATCGAGGTACAATCCATCAATACACGTCTATAGATACTAAAACAGGTACAAATATTGATAAAAACGCAATGTATGTAGACTTTGACCACTACAAAGTTGATAAACCAAGCGACAAGCCTAACGATGATAAACCTAGTGATAATCCTAGTGATAGTAATGATAATAGCAAACTTAATAACACATTAAAAGAAACTAACGGATTGTTAAAAACTATTATCGAATTTATTAAAAAGATTTTCAATCTTAAATAAAAAGCAAAGCCTACGATTATGTAGGCTTTTTTTATGGATTTGACTCAAAAATGAAAAAATCACTATATATATTATTAAGTATTTTGTTTATTAGTACTTTGTTTATTAGTATTTATATAAGCACCTACGTTTTGTAGGTCTACATTTTGTAGTCCTACATTTTGTAGGCCTACATTTTGTAGGTCTTGCTCAATTTTAAGATATATATATTATTAAGTATTTTATTTATTAGTATTTTGTTTATTAGTATTTATTTGTGGTTGATTTTCCGTGCATGGAATATCCGTGCACCGATTTTCCGTCCACGGTAATTTATCATACGGTTTCTCGTAATTGAAAAAATCGCTATATATTATTAAGTATTTAATTCTTTAGTATTTGATTTGTTAGTATATTTATATACGTCCCAATTTTCTATATCTTCATTTTTAAGATATAGGTTTTGAAGATATAGGTTTTTGGTAAGAAGAAAACAAAAAATCTACTTTATTTGTGTATTGCCTAATATACGTTATTTTGGTATAATTCATTGGTAAACAACAAATGAACTCAGTGATAAACCATGTGCAACATGGCTGAGAAACTTCGTTAGTGTTGTGGAAAGTCCAAGGATACTTGGTCTGAAAACAAAGTCATAGGTGCGAATTTATGACATAGGTGTAACGAACCGAAACATGAAGTTGTGCATAGTACTAGACAGGCTAAGGTCACTTAGGTATCGTCAGCGTAATAGACGCTACAGTGTAGAAGAATCCAAGTAAGGCATGATGTGGGAGCTTATGTAAACTTTGGAAACCCAACAAGCTGATTAGCCTTGATGTTGTGAAAGCAACTATAAGATACCGAGTAAGTGCCACCGCAGAATGGCTAAAAAAATTTAATTGCAACCTAATGGAATCGTATGGTTCTGTTATCTTCCCTAAGCCTGTTGGTGGTGTAGGACAATCCTACCCATGATAAACGTCTACAATTAGCAAAGAATCGCTATCTTTGTTAGGGATTGTAGGTACATGGTTGCCGAATAAGTTAACCCTAGTATGTGTATGTGGAGACACGCAAACGTTGTTTATTATTTTAGGTGTCAAACCTAGTTTACTTTACATTCGTTGGAAAAGTACATTGAGCAATCAATGTATTTTTTTATTGCTTTGTTTGTGTACCTATGCTAGTATTAATTTGTAGGAACAATATATGTAATAATATATCTCTAAAATCTATAACTCTCTAACCATTACTAACATTGAATTTCACTGTATTATTGTTTCTACCAGTTTTCATATGCTAAGTACCTCACTTAGTTAATTTCATTTTAAACCATTAAGAACTTGCTGAACTTAGTGGTTTTTTTATGCTTTACTTTTACTTTTAATGTGGTATTATTTAAACGACTTAAGATTAGGTATTTGGCTTAGGTCGACGTTTCAAAATTTGCATTTGTTTGGGGAAAAGGGATTGTGATTGGTAATCTCTTTTTTCTTTATACAAAATAAATAAGTGCTATAATAAGGATAATGTTGGATATACTATTGATTTACGTAGCAACGGTTTTGACACGAGCCGAATGTTATCGTTAATTCACTCATTGGAGTGATTGATAATAAAAGTCTTATAAAAATAAACTAGTCTTATATACTTTCGAGTATATTTGGAAGTTTACGTATATAAGAACCCAACGAGATTTAACCGTTGGAGTGTCAGGTATCAATAAATGTCCACACAATGGCTCGTAAGCGAGCCTTTTTTCTTTGCTTACTTTAAATGTGTACTTTTTAGTGTATACTAATAAAGAGTTAGTGCGTGAAGAATACTCCGCTTTTGGTTTCTTTTTTTCCATGTTTTTTTGATACTAAAAGTTTTTTGCATTGATTTTTGTTTGTCATATATAATTTACTCCTCTAAAGATAAAGACTACGTGCTAACTCCACTCGTGCTTTCCCATGCAGATTTGCATGGGTTTTTATTTAGATGTATGATTGATATGTATCGTATGATACACTCCGATTTTGACAGTTAGCACGGATTGGAGAAACATGGCAATACGTAAAAGGAAAAATAAAAGTGGAATTGTATATGAAGTATACATATCGTACACAAAGGATGGTATTAAAAGAAGATATCAAAAGAGTGGATTTAAAACTAAAGAAAAAGCATTAGATTTTGAAGAAAAAAAGATTTTTGAATTACTGGAAAAAAGTGAATTAAAAAACGAAAGTGAACTTACTCTAAATGCAATATGGGATGAATTTTTAGAAACAAACGAACAAAAATACAGCAAGAATACTTTGTATAATACAAAAAAAGATAAAAGATATCTGAATCCAAATTATGATAAGTATTGCAATATATCCTTTTTTATACTTTTTTCTTATGTATCTTAAAGCCTTGCCTTGTCTAATCAAAGTCTGTTTAGATATTGTTTTCTTTGCCATGCTTTAACACTTCCTTTCTTTAATTAAATTTTATATCAAGTACACAAAAAAGCAAACATATTATGTGTAAATAGCTAACTTATTTATTAAATTTAATTAATATTTTTGTTGCATAAAGTACACAAAGGGTGTAATATGTAAGTATAGAAAAGGAGAAAGATATGGTGAAAAAAAATAAAATCACATTAGCAGAAGCTATGGATTCTAGTGGATTAAAAACCGAATTCATAGCAAAAAATGTTGGGGTATCACGTCAAACAATTTATAACTACAAACATGGACACGTTGATATTCCATACTCTAGACTTGTGAAGTTGTGCAAAATTTTGGGGGTGGCTGTAACAAGCATTGACTATAATTACACAAGCAAAGTAGATGAGTAGTTATAAAAATGCTGAAGATTATGGGTATAAGCACAGAAACAGAGCTAAACAACTAATCTGTTTTGATTCTTTAGCACATATGACAAAGCGTGGCTTGCTTAGCCCCATTGACATTGACGGATTTTATGAAGAAGATGGATTGTACATTTTTTACGAAGCAAAGTACAAGGATGCGCCAATGCCAAAAGGTCAAAGGTTAGCACTTGAACATGTGTGTGATTGTGTTACTCATGATGATTCAGTCGGAATCGTTATTTTGTGTCAACATGACTATGATGTAAATGAAGATGTAGACTTGGGAAACAGCATTGTTAGAAAGTATTACTATAAAAAAGAATGGTATGTTCCTAAAGATAAAATGACAACTAAAGAAATGACAACTTGGTTGTTAAATACAAAAAATTACAAAAAGTGTTGACAAAGTATATGCAACGCATATAATAAGAAGTGTAAAGAAACAGAAGTTAATAAACTTTTGGGAGGTAAAGATATGAACTTTTTCAACATTTTTGACACCGGAATTAATTATGTGGTTCGCCCGAATACGGATGAAGAGTTAAAGGAGTATGTACTACCAATCACTTGTTATATGTATGATGAGTGTGTTGATAAGTATGGATTTGACAGTATTGAAGTAGAAGTACATGTAATGGCTGAAGATGAAGATGATTTAGAATATGCATTTGAACACTCTTATTGTGGAAGAGGATTTGCAAATTTTCTTAGTGATGCAAGGTACACAAGCAACGGAGAAAAAGTAAATAATTGGAAAGAGATTCAATATGACGTTGCCGATTACGAGTTGCATATTGAGGATGCATACACATGCTAGATTATGATATCTTCTCGGTTTGCGAAAGAAACTTTGAAAAAAACGAAAAACTAGAACAAGAAAAAATTAAAGTGCAAATTGAGAAAGAAAGAAGAGAAGAAAGAAACAATTGGATTATGTTGATGGTAATGAGTTTCTTTCTAGGAACGCTATTTATGCTTGGGTATCAATTAGTCCAAATTACACAAAGATAGGAGATAAAATCATGGAAAACGAAACAAAAAAATTTGAAGAAAAAATTGAAAAAATGAGTATTTACGAAAAACTTTCACACATTCAATGTGAATTGAAAGCTCCAAAAAACTTGTACAACAAGTTTGGAAAATACTATTACAGAAATGCCGAAACGATTTTGGAATCGGCAAAGCCTATCTGTCAAAAGTATCATACAAGTTTGATTGTAAATGATGAAATCGTATTTGTAGAGGGAAGATTTTATATAAAAGCTATTGCAAAGCTTTGTGATTGGAAAGGTTACAGTATTTCTTCTTCCGCTTATGCTAGAGAAGAAGAAAAGAAAACAGGTATGGATGGTTCTCAACTCACGGGTTCATGTAGTTCATACGCTCGTAAATATGCGTTGAATGGGTTGTTTAACATTGACGATACAAAAGATGCTGATACAGATGAACAGTATGAAGAAAACAATGCTAGAACTAATAGCCAAGCAAAAGTCACTAAGCGACAAAAAAAGGTTGCACAACCGCAAGATGATACAAAAGCTATTGAGGGATTGTTTACAATTATTGCAAAACAACAATCTGAATTGCTTGGCATTGGAGTTGATTTTAGAGAAGACAAAAATGTCATTGATTTTGTAAAAGAAAAAGCTAAAGTTGAAACTTTAAATTTGGGGGAAACAAATTATTGGAACTATGACAACTTAACACGTTTGAAAAATGTGTATGGTGCAATTTTATTAAAGAAAGGTAAAGGAATGTAAAAAATGGCAAATTTAGTAAACAAAGAAAATAACCAATTATTGATTCAGCAAGAAGTGGTCGAAAAACTGAAAGAATTCAACCGTCAAAAGAAAGAAATAAAAAAATATGAAGATGATTTAAAAACAGCACTTATCAAAGCTATGAAAGAAAGTGGTGTTAAATCGTTTGAAAATGATGACATCAAAATTTCGTATATCGAGCCAACCGTTAGATATAAGGATGATGTAGATATCTCTAAACTTAAAGCTGACGGATTATATAGCTGTTATTGCACTGAAAAAGAAATTCCTGTTAAAGAAAGTGTAAGGATTACAGTGCGATAATGCCAAAGCTATATAAACGAGGCAACACATATGTTTTAAACGGACTACAAATTAAAATGAGTGATTCTCTTCTATTGGACAGTGGAGAATCGCTTGAAGTAGACGTTAACATTGTTGACAAAAGGCACATAACACAAAATCAACGGAAGTTTATTTTCCTATTATGCAAAGATTTGTCAGAGTATACAGGAGAAAATAAGGAACTTATTCGAGCTACGGTGCAAAAATCGTATGAAGACACAAAGAAAATATGTCACACATCGTTGATGGACTATAGTGAAACAGAAGCTTCTGAATTGATTGATTGTATTATCGAGTTTGGAATAAGAATTGGTTGTCCAAATGTTGCTCGATGTTTGGAAAACGGGTACACATTCAGTGAAAAACAAACGTACTCTATGATATTGTCTAGGACCTGTTGTATCTGCGGAAGAGCAGGAGCAGACATCCACCACTATGACCAAATTGGTACCAAAGGAAACCGAGAAAAAATCAGTCATATCGGGCTTAGGGTTCTTCCACTATGTAGATATCATCATACTTTATTTCACAACATTGGTAAGTTGGAGTGGGATAAAAAATTTCACACGACACCATGCAAGGTTGATGAAAAAATCGAGTGGTTTATAAAAAAAGGAGTTTTAAAAGAATTCGATGAAGATATTGAAGATAACAATTAATGGGAATCCTGTAACCAAAAAAAACAGTCAAGAAATACGTTTTAAGAATTGGCGAAAGCGTACAGGTCCTTTTATCGTTCCTAGTGCCATTTATAGAGCGTATGAGAAAGATTTTTGTGAACAATGTATAAATAGTCATGTTGTACCAAATGAGCCTCTAAACGAGCCTATAGAGGTCACATGTCTATACTACAGAAAAACACGTATTAGATGCGACCTAACGAATCTTTTGGAATGTACAGATGATTGTTTGGTAAAAGCTAATATCATTAAAGATGATAACTTTAAAATCATTGTCAGTCACGATGGAAGTAGAGTACTTTTTGATAAAGAAAACCCACGAGTTGAAATATTTATAAAAAGATTAAATTAAGTGTTGCATATGGTACACAAATATAGTAAAATAAAAGCACAAGGAGAAATGAAGTATGTCAGTTATTAGAGTAAATAACACTAAAGGATTTACAGTGATGAGCAATTATCACTTTCAAGATAAAGGAATCTCACTAAAAGCAAAAGGACTTCTTGGTTTGATGCTTTCTTTACCTAGCAATTGGGATTATTCGATAAACGGATTAGTTGCAATTGTAAAGGAAAATAAAGCAGCAGTTCAATCCGCACTTAAAGAACTTGAAGAACATAAGTATTTAAAACGTACAAGGGTTCAAGACGAAACAGGAAGATTCGATTACGTCTACGATATTTACGAGAAACCGTATAATAAATTACCGTGGACGGAAAATCGGTGCACGGTAAATCCGTACACGGAAAATCAACCACAAATAAATACTAATAAACAAAATACTAAAGAATTAAATACTAATAAAGAAAAAACTATAAAAAAAGAAAGTATTGATTCCGTTATCCACAATTACACAAACAGCGAAGAACTAGTTAGTGCTTTGTTGGATTTTAAAGAAATGCGTAAAGTACTGAAAAAACCGCTAACACCAAGAGCAATGAAACAATGCTTAAAAAAACTCGATGGGTTAGATGAAAAGTCCAAGGTAAAAGTAGTGCTTCAGTCGATAGAACATGGATGGCTGACATTTTATGAATTGAAAGATGTAAAGTCGTTTATTAAAAACGGAACAACAGTTCCGCAATGGTACACAAAAACCGAACAACATGTAGCTAGTGATGAATTGAAAGATGAAGTAAAAGATATGCTTAGAAATCTAGGAGGTTAAAAGTATGACATTAAAAGATTTATTGCCATATATGGATTATCACAATGTAAGAATTTATGCAGATACAAAAAAAGGGAGAATTTTTATTGGAGATATTTATTTGAACAGTTATAAAACGTTTGTCAATGAAAACATTTTACAGAGTGAAGTTGTTTCAATTCTTAATGGAGAAATTACAATTGATGTTAAATGAAGAGTCCAATGTCAAAGTGGTTTAGATACAGCAAACAATTCGGATATCGAAGAACTAAAGTGTGCTATGGTAAATGTCAAAGTGTTGTGTAAAGAGTCAAAGTACTATAGCAAGAAAAGCGATAAGGATATCGCAATGATAGAACGACTAGTTAACAAAGAAATTGAAAAGGTGGAAAATGGTAGAGATTAAAACATTTAGACAGTTTTTAAAAGAAGATGGTCCGAAAATTAAACAAATCCACAAGATGCCAGTGTCAAAGTGGGCCAAGCTTAGCAATGGTTTATGGGTAACACCATTTAAGCGTTTCGGAATGGCGGAACTTAATGAGCTTTGTGTTTGCATTACTGACAATACAAGTGAAACATTTTTGGATGAAATGATTAAAAAATATCGTGTAGAGAATGGAAAGATGGTAGAAAATGACAGGCAAAGAAATGTTTGAAAAACTAGGATATACAAGAAAAGTAGATTCAGAAAAATTAATATATACAAAAAATCTAAATGGTAAATTTTTATGTCTTGAAATAACGTTTGATTTAATGGAAAAAGAAATTGAATATTTTGATTGCTATGAAGATTATACGATAAGTAACGCTTTGTTATTAGCTATATGTAAACAAGCAAAGGAATTAGGTTGGCTAAGTGTGACTATATGAATAAAAAGCACAATGTAAAGAATTGGGGTGGATATAATGACAACAAAAGAAGAATATAAAAATGCATTAACTAGAATTTACAATATGTGTCGTTTTTCGGACGAATCTGAGCGAATAAAAGGACAATTGAATGAAGATGTGAAACTCTTATATGAATTAGTAAATGAGCATTTTGAAGAAAAGCAAGAAACAAATCTAGAACGTTATTATGATGATATTTTAGAAGAAGGATTCGGTACTTTTGGCATTATGAATGGAAAAATTGAGTCGTGTCTATTTATACCATGTGAAAAATGTGAATTTAAACCTGGCAATTACACAATAAATGTGAATACACTTGTGGCGATTAATAAGCAGTGCGAAGAATTAGGGTGGATTTAATAAGCTGTATGAAAAATAGTGATATAGAAGTGGATATGACATACACACAAGCTTTTGAAAAGATAAAAATGCTTTTAAAAGAAAAGTGCATGGATAAGATGTTTTTTGGAAATGGAACATATTGTGCTATCGGACTAGTGGAAAAGGCTTGTATGATGGCAGACGAAAGGAATAAAGATGAAAGCGATTAAAGATGTAGCTTTAGTGGTATTGATTTTAGCAAGTTGTTATATGTGTCATGAATGGGCTTGGCAATATGGGCTATTGATGATACCAGGTTTCTTGTTTTTTGAGTAAATATATTATTATGATTAATTTAATTTATATAGTTGTAATTGGCTTTATAATCGTTTTCACGATTATTTGCTTAATAGTTGATAAAGTATGCTATAAAACAACATACATGGAAACCGAAGAACATGCTAGAAACGCACGAATTAGGCAAGAAAGAATTAGCCGAAAGCAAAGTAAGGAAGTTGAAAATGACGAATGGATTTAATGAATTAGTCGAATCATTAGAATGGTTAAAAACCATGGCACTTAGATACTCGGAAAACAGGATGTTTGAGTATCAAGTGAAAACAGAACAATCTTATAAAGTATTAAAAGATTTTGTAGAAAAGGTAGGAAAAGAAAATGTTAAATAGCGTATGTTTGATTGGAAGACTTACAAAAGATTTAGAACTTAGACAAACACAAAGCGGTAATTGTTATGTAGGATTTACACTAGCTGTCAGACGTAATTTTGTAAAAGATGGACAACCCGAATCTGATTTTATTAATTGTGTGACTTGGGGAAAAACAGCGGAAACGATGTGTAATTACTTGTCCAAAGGTTCATTGATTGGGGTTGATGGACGTATTCAAACAAGAAATTATGACAATCAACAAGGACAACGTGTCTATGTGACAGAAGTAAACGTACAAAATTTTCACTTTTTAGAAAGCAAAGGTACACATCAAGAGTATCAAAATACGGAACAGCCACAAAAACAGGAATATCAAGGTACACAACAAGCGACAACAAAGTATGATGGAGTACGAACGCTTGGCAGAGAAGAGTATAACGAACCTATCGATATCAAAGATAGCGACTTACCCTTTTAAAAATATTTTTAGGAATTTATATGTGGTCAAGGATTGAATATGAAAGCTTAAAACGTGGCGATGTTGTACACACAAAATTGTTCCACTCGGACGTAGATAAAAGGACGTTTGAGTGCGAACTTGTGCGTAAAATTAAAGATAATTGGATTGTAGTAGAATTAAAAGGATTCAGAAACGAATTTTTAATGTCGAGGTTTGAGTACCAAGAGTGTAAAATTGATGATTATTTTTTTAAACGTAGAATTGAAGAGCAACAGACGTATATAGACTATTATACAAAACTTTTGAAAAAGCATTTAGCTGCAAGAACGGAGTTAGAAAGCAAACAATTATGGATGAAAAATGTAGAAGCGAACTTACAGAAAAAATCTTAGATAAAATCAAGTGTATCGCAGATAATTCTGACCAAGATGAACAGAAATTGAAATTTTTCGAGGAATGCGGAGAACTTTTTGTGGAGTTAACACACGATACAACATATGATAGATTGTTGGATGAATTCAGTGATTTGATGGTCATGTATATCCAAATGGTGATGTACAAAGGCATTAAAGCAGATGATATTTTAAAACGCATGAATTTTAAAGCCGATAGACAAGTTATTAGGATGATTAAAGCTGGAAAAATTGAAAGCGATGAGGGATGGTTTTAAAAATGGATATTGTGAGTTTTATTTTAGGTATTTGTGTGATGTATCTAGTACAAAAAGTGTATGCTTTATATAAAATATATAAATTAAACATTGCTTTAAATATGGCTGGCATTGATTTAAAAGACTTGGCTAGATATGCAAACGAAAAAGCAAATTATAATGTTATTGATATGAGTGATAAGGAAGATGATTGATGAAAATTGAAGACGGATTTGATAGCAGAAGAAGACGATTTAAAGCGAAATGGGAGTGCAAATGTAAAAATGTAGAGTTTAAAACAGCAGACCCAAGTGATAAAAAGCTTTATGATTTTGTGCAAAATCGGAAATATGAAAAACTCGGATATACTTCTTTTCAAAACTATGTAAAAAAGAAAATTGAAGAAGATTTGAAAAAGGTGTAATATATAAAGTGCATATATAGGAGTAAAAAATATGACAAATGAAGTGAAGACCCCATTATGCCAACGTCAAGCCAATTTAAAGTATAGTAAGAAAAACCGAATCAATAAAAGTTTGACCTTAAACAAAAAGTATGACATGGATATTATACAGTGGCTTGATAGTATGGATAATTCTACGGGTTATCTAAAAGAGCTTATAAGAAAGGATATAAAAAAGCATGGAGTATAAAACAACAGAAGCACAAAGACGTGCTATAGCCAAATACAAAAAGAAAATGCAACGTAATATTACGTTAAGCTTAAACCGCAAAACGGATGCGGATATGATAACTTTTTTGGAAAATAAGGAAAACATGGTAGGATACATAAAAAGCTTGGTAAGAAAAGATATGGATAAAGCTAAAAAATAAGGCTTTATCCTTTTTTTTAGAAAAAATACACATTTAATGTTGACAATATGTAGTAAGGGGTTATAATGTAAGTGTAAAGAGAAAGAGGGGCAAAAGAAGATGAAAACAGCAAATGAGATAAGTAGCGAATGGCCGGAGTACGACAAAATGATAGCTTTAAGTCAATTGACGAATTACGGAGTGATATATCTTGATGAATATAATTTACCAATTGATGATGAATACTTATTGGAAGAACTTGTGAAAGGAGAAAAAAATGAATAAAGAACTTGTATTGAATACCATAGCTAATTACATCAATTACTATGATACGTTAGAAAATGAGTGTAAAAACAATACGGAGTACACACTCAAAGATTTAGTTGATGATATAAGGAAGCTGATAAACCAATAAAAAAAGATGGAAGTAAAAATGTAAAGAAAGTAGACATAATGTCTGAAGGTAAAGTACTTCCATCCTTAAGCATTATAAGGCACTTTCTTGTATATGTAAATGGGAGTAGTGAAAAGAATGTATGTTGAAGCTAATTGATTAAGTGGTGGTGTTAATACTGCCGCCTTTTTAATGCCCCCTACAATCGCAATATACCCCCTATAATCGCAATAGCCCCATTGGAACGCAATAACCCCCTACAATCGCAATAGAGTAGCCCCTTTGAACGCAATAGGAAAAACTAAGTAAATGCCTTGAAACTGTTATTTAAGTGTAACAAGCCATGCGTATTATGTAGTAGCTGTATGTATATAGGCTTTTTTTATAAAAAGGTAACCTGCCAAAACAAACAATAATAACAATATAAATATATATAAGATATATAAGATAGACACAATATATAAGCCTATAATACTATATAAACATAAATAACATACCTATAAGACAATAAATACAAGTATAAGTACATAAAGAAAGCAAATGTAAAAGATAAGTGTATATATGATTCCAGACGATAAAGACATACTTCTACAGGAACTTAATTATACAATAATAAGAACGCTGAACATCAATTAATACGCATAAATAAAGGCTTAAACACTTACATATATATAAATTAGGCATATGCACTACTTCGATAAAAAAGAAGACTGATTATTACAAAAACTATATATATACGTATATATAAACCAATATGACTTATATACTCTATATGCCACCTTTTTAAGCTTGTATGGAAAGATAGTAACAAGATGGTAATATTAGTGCTATTTGGTGTGAAATAACGCTAAAAACGGCTGAAAATGGCTGAAAATGGCTGAAATGAACGAAAAATGAACGAAAAAAACAGTTGTACACGAAAAAAACTGTAAAAAAACGAAAAAATTTTTAGTTGTACTTCAAACAAACTGTATACGGAGCGTGAACAAAGTGTCGGTTTTTCTCGGGGGTAAGACAAAAATGGAGAACAAAGTTGTTCACGGATTGTGAACAAACACCAATTTTTAGCATGATAAAAAAATATGATTGCTAGCATGATAGAATCATATGATTTTTAGCATGTTAGGAGATGGCAATTATTAGCATGCGAAAATATTAGCATGCGATAAAGTAGGAAATATTAGCATGCGATAAAACAGAGAAACTTCACATGCTAGAAAACAACAATTTCTAACATGATAGAAAATGGCAATTATTAGCATGATAAAAGCAGTGAAAATATCACAAGTGAATTGCTTGTGTATATATATAAGGAAGAAAAAAGAAAATAAAAAAAGTACACATTTAATGTTGACAATATGTAGTAAGGGGTTATAATGTAAGTGTAAAAGATAAGAGCCCAAAAGAAAGGGCTAGGAGGTACTAATATGGAAGAAATTAAATTGACTAAAAAAGAGCTGGAATTAGTGATTTATACGTATGGTCCTTTCCGTACACGGTTAGTTGAGGCTTGCAGAGATTTAGACCACGCAGACGAAGAAGACTTGTATGAAATTTACAACGCATTTTGCGGATATTTACATGTAGATGGGCTGCGCGTTTACCGAACGAATGAGTTCAATTCGTTTGAATTCGCAAACAATTTAGAGCAAAAAAGATTAACTGCTAATGTAGACTTGGACGACCAGTACTTTGCAATGGATTTATATGGTATTGTTGGCGGTTACAAGTCGTTTAGTGATTTACGTTCATATTTGGAATATCGGATTCCTTTAAGCTTAAGAATCATCAAAGACATGCTCGAATACACGTTTGAAGATGAGGAAGACGGTGAAGACCATGAAAAAATTTAATGATATTTTAAAAGAAATAGCTGAAAAGCATAACACTATAAAAAATATTGAGAAAAAAACAAAAGAACTTCAGCGTACATATTTAGATATCGTCGACTTGAAAGAAAGACACGAACAAAAAAAAGCCGTAGTAAATGAGCTTGTAAGATTGGAAGAAAAAAAAGAAGACTTACAAATTTCTATTAAAATTTTGAAAAGTAACGCAAAAATAGCACTTTTCAATGAGGTGATGCCTACAGCGTTAGAGGTGCTTACGAAGTACAAAGGAAAGCCTTATGGGCCTAAAACAAGTGAAAAAATTCGAAACGAAATAAAGGAAAAAACAAATTGTGCATTTTATATCAAAACAGAAATGTATAATATTATACCTTTAGGCTTCCTTAGAAATACTTATAATATTGACTGTTGCGCAAAATATATCGATGGAAAACAAAAAAAGTTGCTAGAAAAAAATAAAATACAGGTTTTAGATTTTAACGACCTTAGACTTTTTAACGATAGTAACGAATATATTGATGATATTCCACAAAGAATTAAAGAGATGAAAAGACTTTACAAAAAAGCGTATGAAAAGCAACAAGAACTCGATAGTGTATGCAAAGAATTCAATAAATTAACAGTTGGAAGCATGAAGAATTTGTATATCTATGAACATATATTTCAAAATATGGAAGTGTAAAAAAATATGAACAAGACTATCTATCGGATTGCTATGGTTTACCTAGCAAGCGTAGCTATCCAGGTTTTTCAAAATATGTTAGCACATTGTGCTTGACTATATGCGATGCATATGATATTATAATAATGTAAAGAGAGGTTAGAGGATATGACTAAAATATTAAAAAAAGATATTGAAAATATCTGTAATTGTATCCAAAACATAAGTTGGGAGTACATAAAAGAAAACGAAAAACATTGTTTTGGACATAATATAATTACGTGGTTCAATATAAAGCCTTACACGTGCGAAGAAATTTGTTTCTTTTTCTATAGAGATGATTATAAAATAATTCTAACGGCTGACAGTAAAAAAGACATGTATATTAAGTTGCTGGAGTTATACGAAAAAGGTTTGAACAGTTGGATTGAATCATATACTAACGATTCTTATAAGACTAAAAGGGAAAGATATAGATTGAATGGATATAAGAAAAAGTTGATAGAATTGAATAGGGTGGTTGAGATATGTTATTCCTAATATCTTTAGCACTATCAACTATGGGATTAGTTAGTGGGCTGATTATCATTCCGATAGTGCTAATTTATGAAACTTTAAAAATAATTTTGAAAAAGTGAAAATCGCAACAGGTTTTCACTTGCCTTTATATACGCTCCCCCCTCCTACCAAACACCCACCATCTTCATACCCTACGCAACACCACAAAACCATCAATAGAAGAATGACCGCCCCCTATAGATTGAAAAAAATAAATTTATATTCAAATTGGCTCGTTAGAAAAAAACGAGCCTTTGTCATTTTACAAAGTACACAAAGAACGTGATATATTAATACAAAGGGGTGGTTTTTATAACAAAGAAAAAGAGAAGAACTACAGTCGGGCATACATATTGCAGTAAAGAAAACGAGATTAAAATCCTTAAAGAATGGGAAAACAATGGACACGTAATGGTTAAAGCAGTTTTAAGTGTGTTTCCACATTACCAATATAATTCCGCTATAGCTCTAGGAAATGTAATATCTAAAAAAAACAGAGAAAGAATCAAGGAATACCAAGATTCGGAAGAAGAAATGTATCAACAGCAGATAAGCAATATCCAAGAAAGAAGATTGTGGCTAGATAGTATTCGTAAGAACGAAGATTTAAATGTTTCTGATAGAATCAATGCTTTGAAAGAATTGAATCGAATGGATGGAATCGGAAGAGAAACAATGTCTTTAATGTAACGAATGTAGAAAATCTAAGTATAGAAGATAAAACTACAGCCTTTTTGGAAAACGCTGAAAGAATGTTACTTGAATCTCATAAAAATGATAATGTCATTGAAACGGAAGTTGTAGAACATGAGTAGTCCACAAGAGCGTACATTAGCTTTATGCGAAAGTGCCACACCACACAATAAGCTTAAAACGTGGTTTAGAGGATATATACCAGAGCATTACAAGAGATTGAATATTGATATGGACGAAGCTAGAGAACTAGCTTTAAAAGGTGTTGCCGTGGTAAATGCGAGCTTTGGTGAGATGACATATTTCACACAATCACTTATCGTTGGTGCATGTTTGTTCAGTAAGTATAAGACAATCACAATCGTAACCACTTCACAATATGGAAAATCATGGACAATTTCCATGGTTGCTATACTTTTGGCAAAATTGCAAAAAAAGGATGTAAATATCGTGGCCGGTAAAGATGATATTACTAAAGTCATAATGAAAAATGTACTAAGCCATCTTCAAACCGCAGATGATTCAATTAAGAAATCGCTTTTGGAATACAGAGATAAGATTGATAAATTGAATTCAAGTGTAACAAAAGAAAGTCTGTCGTTTGTTTCTGGTGGTTCTATCAGTAGTGGTACGTTAGGTTCTACATCAAGCGACCATAAGAAGAGTTCATCTGCTATTGGTCGTGGTGGTGTTTATATTCATGATGAAGCAAGTCTTACAAGTGATGATGCGTTTGCTGAAATCGGTAGACGTGACTTCTCAAACGTAGATGGTGAAAGAGAATTGCTTGTGCAGATATCTAACCCCCATCAAAAAGGTCAATTCTACGATAAATTGGTAGAAGAAAATCCACCAAAAGACTCATTGATTATTTGGATGGATGTTAGAACAGTTCTAGAAGAAGGTCGTATTCCTAGTATAGAACGAGTGAAAGAGTCTGACTTCTTTAAAAATGATTCCACATGTCAAAGATATTTCTTGTGTGAACTTGAAACAGATGGTGATACATCAATGTTCAAGAACATCCAATACAAAGATATTGATAGTCTGATGGAATTACAAGGATTTAAATGGTTTATCGGGCTTGATAGTGCTTATAAAGGTAAAGATAGTATCATTCTCACTCTTACAGGTATCAATGACATGGGTCAAGTATTGGTTGCAGACATGTATGAAATGAACAAAGGCAAAAAATGGATTGATGGTGTTACAAGTGAGAACATCATAAAGTCCGTTTTAAAGGTCATAGACCAATTTGGTGTGCGTATGGTATGTGTGGACGTTGGATATGGTGTTTGGCTTGTTGAGGGGCTTGCAAAGCACTCCTATGCCCATGGATTCCGTGTTGTCGGAATAAACTTTGGAGCAGGTACAACTCCTGACAGAAAAAAGATGAGTCATTTCTCTGCTAAGTACGGAAGTAATATGCGTGCTGAATTACATCTCGATTTACAAGAGTTGATGACTAGCAGAAAGATATGGTTTACAACACCTATTGCCAAGATTCTAGCACCACAGATGGTTGCAGTGCGTAGCATAAACAAAAGCGGTGGAAAAATTGGTATAATACCAAAGGATGAGATAAAACATATCATAAAACATTCACCCGATGAATTAGATAGTACGCTTTTATCTATCCATGCACTTTTGTTATATATATTAAATGTAGGCAATGATTTACCTGTTTATGATAAAAATTACACAAACAAAGTAGATAATCCTAATGAAAAGGAGCAATTAATTTGAGTAGAAGAAGAAAAAAGAAGATTGCTACAAAGAAAATGTCTTATAAATACAACAAGAAACAGCACAATCCAAAGCAGATAAGTAAGGATTTTACCGACCTCGATTTGCTAGACAACTTAACAAAGTGCAAAGAGGGTTGTGGTGTAGGTTTTCCAAAGACATTTGATGATGATGTAGAACAACTAGAATGGCTGATTGCAAATCTTCCTACACTTCCATATGTAGAAAGACAATATATCAACAACTTGTTCTCTAATGGACTTACAACAGGTGATTTTGAGGGTGATAAAGTACTGAAAAGCTTTATGTACAAGCAAAATGCCAAAGGAATCACCAATTACGAGACATTGCAACAAGCTGTTATCCACGCTAAAGAATATGGAAAATGTGGTTTGCGTTGGTTATCGGATGAAGATGGTTGGATTTTAGTTCCACATGACCACTATGTATCCATTACACAAGATGATGAACAATATCTAGGATTCAAACGTACTGTAGCTTATGCAGTAAGCACGAATGAAGACGTTGCTATTAATATGACACAGTCTATTGAACTAGATAAAGCTGAATTCTTGGAAAATGGACGTTTGATTAGTACAAGCAAAGATATCGTTGTGGTCTTACCGGAAGATTTTGTGAATCTACGTAATAAACCTATCAATGAAAATGGTGAATCTGTCTTATTGAAAGATAAACAGCGTTTAACATTGCTTGCTAGCGTTTATACACGTTTAAACTACGATATCAAATATGACGGACCTGGTCGTATCATCTTTTGGTTAAAAGACGATATATTCAACGGTGGTGCTGTAGACCTATCATCTAGCCAATTGATTGATAACTCTATTGCTTCGCAAAAAAGCAGACAAGAACAAGCAATTAATGAATTGCAAGAACTAGGAAATAAAATCAAGTACAGTACTTCTGATGAAGTAGTTCTTGCTTCAAGCATGTTCGATAAAAACATAGAACACTTGCCACGTGTTACTAAAGGTACTGAATTCTTTGATTGGTTGAACAAAGAGGGCTCTATTTTATCTCAAAACTTTGGTATCACACCGGAACTTATTGGTCTAGGTGATGTAAGCGGTAATGTTTCAATGGAAAAAATCATTGATAACGCTATGCAAAACAATATCGTTCCTGAACGTGAAAAGATTGCAACACAATTTAGTTATTCTCTTTCTTATCATCTTGGTGTCGAGAAAGTTTTCTTTGATAAATACGAATTACAACAACAGATTGATGATTCTTCTGAACGCTTTAAAAATTCAGAATCAGTACAGTTCTTGATGAACGTAAAAGATGAAAATGGTGTTCGAGATGAAAAGTGTGTCGAAACAGCATATGCGATTTTAGATAGCATGATGCAGAAACTTGGTGCATATCAACCCGACAAGTCTTATGAAACTTCAAGAGAAAAGTACAACAGAATCAAAGAAGACGAAAAAAAGCAAGAAGATAAAGAAAAAGAAGATAAAAAATCCACAAGTAAGCTGAAAAGCGTACTTAAAAAGATGGGATTAGAATAAAAAGGAGAAAAATTATGGATTATTTAGAAGAAACTTTAAAAGCAACTGAAGCGGTGCCTTTTGCCACTATTGATGGTGAAAATGTTTATGATTTTCAAGAAGCGCAAAAACGCAACAGACGTGAATTGATTAAAGAAAAAATTCAAGGGCGTAAGGTAAAGTTTGATGAAAGACCATTGAATCCTGATGGAGTAAGTTATGCTCGTTCTCGTTCTGAAAATATTTGTGTGAATCCGGAAATCTTCACTAAAAATGTTTACCGAATCACTAAATATGGCAATAAGAAAGCACTTGAATTTGTTGTTGACTATCGAGCTATCAAAGGAAAAGACAGCAACAATGTGTATCTTAAGAATATTCCGACATATATCGTTGGTAAAGTTGATGAAAATTATAAGCTTTTAGCTAAAGGCAGTGTAAGTGATACAGAATTTGTCAACAAGTTCAATGATTCACTGTCTATTGATGATATGGTAATTATTTTAAAGGCTATTCAAGAAGACGAAAACAGCGTTAATGAACAAAAATCGTTAAAAACCTTGTTATAAATGCGAAAATATGGACATTTTTTGTTACTAAAGCTCAATTTTTGAGTTTTTAGTATAAATATTGCCCGAAAGGGTGCAGTTATGAAAGGAGCATGAAGAAATGGCTGTAAAGACTGTAAAAAGAAGTTTTACTACGAAAGTTACGTTTTCAACACAATCGGGGTTGACACCTATCGTATTAGGTGATGCTGATGCAGAAAATTTCTATTCTGCTTGGATGAACGGACATTATGAACGCCCATTCGTGTTTGAAAAAACAGCTGACGAAGTAACAACTACTGTTTCTGTTAAATTACAAGACGTTGTAATGGTAGAAAAAATGGCTACGACAGAAACAGAAGACCAAACATTGGGTAAATGTAAAGACCCCGATAAGGAGTAATTTATGGAAGAACCTATTTACTTTGAATCGGAAAAAGAAAGATTAGCCTATTTACGTGGTAAAAACAAAAAGGTGGACGTAGTTCCAATCGAAGACAAAAAGCCGAAAGAAAAGAAAGTGAAAAAGAATGTCAAATAAAACATTTAAACTACAAAATTGCTTTGAGATGAATCAAGAAGTCGTATATCCGCAAAAAAATAAAGGATATCTGTCTTGGGTGCGTTCAACATTCCAAATCAACAAGAATTATGATGTGGAAGACTTTGACAGCGAGGCTTTGCGATATTTAAAAGCAAAAACTGTTCGTTATAGCTACAATCAACAAGCCGAAGATATGCTAAAAGCATTGGGAATTGATTATGAGATTACTATGTGTAAATCATGTGGTGGACGAACTAAAAAGTTAGTGTTTAAGATGTTCGATTTTTCAAATGGTGAATAGATGAAATTACCTACTATTTTTTCTTGGATTAACCAAGATATAGAATCACGTAAAAAGGAAAAAGAAAAGTTTGACGAAACATTAGCTTTGTCAAACAAAAGCAAGCCTAAATGTATCTTCTTAAATACGTCTGTTCAAAAAGGTGAAAAGGTACGTTTGCTTGACGAAGGTAAGAATATTGCACAAAGATTTATTATCCCAAAAGGTACTATCAAGGCTTATTATGATTTATTGCCCGATGATTATGTAGGGTATATCAATATCGGTCATTTTGATGTATGTAGTTTCCCATTAATTTTAGGATATTGGGAAAAATCAGATTTAGAAATTGTACCAACAAAAGATGGTAGAGTCGGTTTGAATTGTACACCACATTTTGACGAAAATAACCCGTTTGTACAATATCTATCAACATCAAACATTCCATTGAGTGTAAGTGTTGAAATGGAAGTCGAATATGATTGGGAGAAAACAGAAGTTCTAGAAACTGGTGTTTTCTCAAAAATCTTTATAAGAGGTTTCTCGGTCGTAGGGAATCCAGCTAATGCAAGTTCTACCGATTTACATATGAGCAAAGGAGAAAATATGAGCATTTTTAGTAAATTGCTATCTTCTTATTCTGATGAAGAACAATCTAAAGAAGCAGAAGTAGAGACAGAAAAAGATGAAACTGTTGAAAACGCTTCTGAAGACGTTCAAGAAGAAAAAGCAGAAGAATCTGTTGAAGAAGAAAAAACAGAAGAATCTGTTGAAGAAGAAGTTAAAGAAGATGAAGAAAAAGTAGAAGAAAATGCAGAAGATATTGAATTGTCTAAAGAGTATGAAGCTTTAGAACAATTACTCAAAGATAAAGACACTCAAATTGCTGAATTAACCAAAAAAGTAAATGAATACAGCAATAATGAAGCGAATTTGAACAGTCAATTAGAACAATTGGCGGAACAAAACAAACAATTAAATACTTCCATGAGTGAATCTTTCGAAAAATTAAATGCGTTATTAAAAAAATCTTCTGTAAGTACAGTTAAAGAAAGCAAAAAACAATCTGATGCTGTATTTGGATAAGAAAGGGGAATAGACTAAATGTTTAACTTATCACAAACAGAATTATCAAATCGTTCAATTGATATGGGAAATGTGATTCAATTGAGTAACATTGGTGAATTTGGTATTGGTAAAGATTATTCCAAAAACAAAGAAGCTAATGCATTCCAAAATATCTTCCCATTTTTCAATTGGTTAGCACAAACAAATCAATCTTTGATGGCAAAATCCGCTTTCAACAACGGAAGTTTACAAATCACAAAAGACCATGATGGGAACTTCCAAGTAACATTGCCTTACAAATGGGGTACTACTTATCCCGAATCAACAAAAGGTGAATGCTGTTGGATTGCACCTGATTTAGCAAAATGCGGAGCTAATGCACCATTCAACTTGTTATGTATGAAAGAATGTCAAAACGTAATGGAAAAATTCTTATATGACAAAGAACGTTTCCAACGAAATGATATGATTTCTTACTATATGCGACAAGGTGAAACTTACAATGATGCAAAAATGCGTTTTGTAAAAGATTTTATGGCATTCTTCACGATTCGTAACTTGATTTTAGGTACTAGTGATACAACTACTGATACATTAAAGAAATTCCATGGTGTTATGGAAGTTATGGAAGGTGCTGACGTTATCAAAATCTTAGGTACTAATATCTTAGGTGCTTTTGATGAGATTCGTTGTCGTTCTTCTGTTATCGGAGAGGGTTCAGACGTTGTATTCGTATGTCACCCATTAGTAATGGATGGAATCCGTTCGGTTATCACGAAAGGACAAAATGGAGAATATCCTGAGGGTTGGTCACGTGATGGCGATGAAATTACATTCCGTGGTCACAAATTTATTGAAGATAAATTGATTCCTGTAGACGTTACAGCGGGAAATGGTGAAGTATGGATGTGTGATGGAGATGCATTAGGTGAATTATTAATCACAACTCCACGTCCTGAAGATGAATATGTATTCGAGTCTGATACTCACGGAAAGACTCCAACAGAGGGTTGTGGAAATATCTGTACTTATATGTATAACGCAGGACTTGCATTTACTTCTGACCCTAATAAACTTGCTGTAATTACTAAAGTTCCAATGAGTGCTAACTGCTTAGGTTCTAAGTTAGATGGCTTGGATTATGTAATTACACCTGAAACAATCGTTCCAATCTTGACTGACTAATGGAACTATACGAACCTATTATTCAGCAACTAAAAGATTATTGTGATTGCTTAAAAGATAAGGATTTAAAAGACACAGATAAATTTGCTAAGAATGTTGAACAACTAATCAACCTTATTTCAACATTGACTTGTTGGAAACGTGGTGATGAGGTTTGCGAAACATTCTTAATGCAAACTCGTGTCGAATATATTGATGTATCCTTAATTTCAAGATGCTGTAGATGCGACAATGGAATCATGAATACCGAATTGTTCTATGATTTAGTTCAACCAGATTCAATCAAACTCCAATTAAAGATTCGAGATGGTATCCATATCAAATATATTGATATTGATAATTCACATTTTGAATATGACGTTACAACAAATGAATTATGGATTGATTTATCTGATTATCTTTTAACAGGTGAATGTAGTTGCGAAAAAGTAGAAAAACTAATTGTCACGTATGACGCTGGGTTTGAACAAATACCTGAATGTTTGTTACCTGTATTTTGTGATTACTTACAGTATGTAATTGAAATGAACAGATGTGAATGTAGCACGTGTGATACATGCAACAGCACAGAAGATTACGAAGATGCAGAAAAGGACTTGATTGTAAACCTTGACAATACAGACGAGCAATTAAATACATATATTGCTGTAAGAAGAAGTATTGTAAAGACATATGCAAGACAATTAGAAATAATTTCTCTATGTGGTAGACATAGAAGATTTTTAGGAATGGTTGTATGAAAATTAAATACACAGGTATAGAAGAAACAAGACCAAAATCTAGTGGTTGCCCTGTATGCGGTGCCCGTGTCGTTAGAAAGCGTACAGTGCAATTCACACGTTCATTCAAAGTTCCAAGTGGAAAATCTATTACTTTTAGAATCGGACATCCGCAAGAAGTTTCGCAAGAAGATGGAGAATATCTAAAAAACTTCTCTTATCAAGTTGGTAAGTACACTGTTTATCCTTTCGTTGAGGTTAAGTAATGGCTTATGTAAAGGTTGGAAACCGAGTAGGTACAATCGGTCTTGAAAAAAAGATAAACTCCATTGCACAAAGAAAAAGTCATGAAATCGGCACACAGATGAAAAATCTATGTATAGCAAAATGTCCTGTAGACACAGGAACACTTAGAAAGGCTATTCGTTTGAAAAGTAACGGAAAATATGAAGTTCAAGTGTTCATAGATAAATCTATTGCCCCACACGCTAAATATGTTTTGGGTGGACATGGAACTATTTATCCAGTTAGGGCAAAGTATCTAAAATTCAAACCAAAAGGTTCGGACAGATATGTATATGCAAAGAAAGTAAAACCTGTTAAGCCTAATAATTTCATGCATGAAGCACTTATGGAAGTTAAAGCTAGAAGAAATACAAAATCTAAAGGAACTTATAATCCTAATATCTAGGAAAAGGAGAATATAATGGCTGAAAATAAAGCAGAAGTAAAAAAAGCTGTAAAACCTAAAGTTGATGTAGACGCTTTTATAGCACGTAAAATGAATGTCTTAAATATGGTTGGTACAGCTAAAGCAAATCGTGCAATGGATAGAGTCATTGCAAAAAATAAAGGAGGATTAGCGTAATGTCAAACTGTTCTAATATGGAAATTGCTAATCTGATTCAAACTTCAAAATTAGATAAATATACGGAAGTTGATTTTACCGCAATGCAAGATATCGAAGCTTGTGCAAAAATCAACACAAAACATTTCATTGAAACACATGGAAACATTACATCTTATAGTTCGTTGAATACTCCACAAGATTTATTTAACATTTGTGAAACTTTCGGATGTAAAAACACAGGTACTCGTACAATCCTTGGAGAATTAAAAGAAAGTAAATCTGTTGCTAGTGGAAAATTTAGTTCAATTTCTGATTCAACTAAATATTTTGCGGGTGTTGTTTCTTATTATGTATTCTTGCCAAAAGAAGGTACTTATACGATTGATACAACTATCTCTGATTTAAAAGATGATAAACAGCAAAATGCTGATAAGTACACAAAGACTGTAGTAGCAAAACACGGAGGTTTTTATCCAGTATCTGTTGAATTAGCAATTGCGCCAACTGCTGATGTAGGTGAGGGATGGACAGCTACAACAAATGGTGTAGTTATCAATATTGAAATTTCAACTGAATCTGAAACAGCGTTATCTGTTGGTATTTCTTCAATTTCTTTGTTTGATTCAATCGAAGATTTAGAAGGTAATGATGCAATTAAATTATCTTGTTTAGCATCTATTGATGGAAATGATAGTTTCACAGCGTTAGCTGAAGCTTGTTTAGCGGCTCAATTAGACGATAGTCAGCTTGAATTGACACGTGATATTGCATTCAAGAAATACTCTCCAAACGCTTGGAAATTGCACCCTATGGCTCGAAAAATTGATGTAGACGGTGGATTCTACATGATTACAAAGAATTTCGTAGTCGAAAAAGACCCTGATAACGAAAAGCAAGGTCGTATCCATCTACAAGACCATTTCATTGATGAATGTGGTTATGTATATGCTTCTTTGGATGATACTTGCAACATTACAGATGCATTGTTGAAACGTATCAACAGTCCAAACCGCATGACATTAGATGAACGTCAATTCCAAGTTATCAATACAGAACAAAACCCTGATGCTGATGTAGTTGGTTCTTATCTGTATGTTGATGCAAGCTTGGTAGGAAAAACATTAAAAGTTTCTTATCCAAAAACAGCTGATGCCAGTGAACAAATCGTGTATGATGCAAAATCAATCAATAAGAAGCGTTATAAAATGACATTCCCTGAAAAGAAAAGTGATGGAACAATGCTTATCAACCAACTTAGTAATGTGTTGATTACAGCATTCCCAATGGATTTAAATACCGATAACTCAAGCGAAAAAACATTGTCTGTATCTATCCAACCAGATTCTCAGGGTATTTATATCCGACAAACAATTATCAATAGAGAAGCAGGACTTCTATAGTCCACTTCTCTAATATAGGAGGTAACAAAAATGAGTCAAAAATTCACAGTTGACGATATTAAAGGCTATAACGAGCAAGCAATTACACCATCACAAGTGGTAGAAATGCATAAAGTAGTTGAAAAAGCTAGAGATAGTGAAAAACCATTCTTGGTTAACAACAATGACCAATTAAGTATTATTGGAGACCCAAACGATACAGAAAAAGAAACTATTTCTTCAATCAAAATGAGATTCTGTTTTGGAAAAGATGAGTTTGAAAAGATTCCCGAAGACGCACAAGTTGTAGGAAATAAGGTGTATTTGACACAGGAATTTAAAGACGTTGAAATCAATCCAAACGATTGCTTAAGAAGTGGTTATTCTTTAATGAAATTAATGCCGTTCTTTCACGATGTTGACAAGCTAACGGAAAAAATGAATAAAAAGATTGCTAGTATCGACAAGAATGATACGAATTATCGAAAGAAAGTTGATGATATCACAAACGATTATGGTGTAGAAGTCATTCGACTTATTGCATGGTCCAATGATGATGTAAGAAAAGCATTAAATGAATTCGTTGCTTCAGTACTTGGTATTGATGATACTTTGAAAGACAAAATGGATTCGTATTATGTGTTTACTTGTTTCTATCAAATCATTGATAAGAACCCTAATATCCTAAATGAATTTGAAGTACTTTTTGGATAATCGCTAAGAAAGAAAAAAACGAAGAATGTTCTGTCGATTCTTCAACAAAATTCTTAGCGGATATTAATATATACTCTCAAATGGCTTATTTTGTTGCCAAAAAGTTACATTTACGCCCCAATGAGATTCTAAACCATTGGGGCATTTCTGAATTAATTGTTACGTATGGAATATATGCCAATGAAGACAGTCAAAAGAATTTTTATGAAGTCCAAGAATATAACAAGACATCTAAGAAGAAAATGAAATTGCCTAAAATGTATACAGTTAAATTCTATCGTAGCAAAAAAGAATTTAAGGGGGATTAATACATGCAAAATGCTGATGAAGTCTATACTTTAGCGGTTGAAATTATTGCAGAGAATGCAATAAAATCCTCGAAAGAAGTCGAAAAATGCTTAAAAAGTGTTGATAAAGTCATTGATAACATCAACAAGAAAAGAATAAAGGTTGATAGTGATATATCTTCTCTTCAAGCTTCTAAAAAAGAAATCGAGCAGATTCAGAAAAAGATAGAAGCACTACAATCTAAAAAACTATCCCTTTTTACAAACAAAAGTCTAGATAATAATGCAGTACAAAAGCAAATCAAAGATATAGACAATGAAATATCTAAATTACAAGCAAAAACTGTAAAGCTGTCTGTAGTTGATAAAGATTTACAAGATGCACAAAGTAACGCTAAAAAACTTAATACAGATATGTCAAAACTAAATGAAGTGAAGCCTAATCTTCAAGTTAAGTACGATAGTGTTAAAAGAGCAGAAGATACAATTACAAGTTTAATGAATAAGTCAAAAGAATTGCGTTCCTTTGGTAGCAATTTAATGACTTTAGGAAATCAACTTTCTACTCTTGTAACAAACAATGGCAATAACTTTATCGGTAGAATATCTGACTTTTTAACGAAGACAGTTCTGTTTAATGGTGCTAGTCAAGTTGTAAATGCAAGTATCAATCAATTAACGGACGGATTATCACAAGCTGTAACACGTTATGACCAATTAAATGTGTCTAGACGTACAATGGATGCATTAGGTGTATCAACACAGCAAACAGCTAAAGCGCAACAAGAATTAAGTGATAGTATCGAGGGATTGCCTACAAAATTAAATGATGCGTTATCTATGGTCACGAAGTTTACGTCTATCAACCATGATATAGAACGCTCATCGAAATTGTTTGAAGCTATCAATAATGGTGTATTAGCTTTTGGCGGTAGTTCCGAAGACGTAAATAACGTAGTTGAACAATATTCTCAAATCATGGGTTCTAAGATGGATGCAAGAACATTACTATCGTTTGAGAACTCGAACTTTACACCTGTACTTACAGCTGTTGCAAAAAAGATGGGAATGACATTTGCTGAATTCCGTGAAAAATTTACAGGACCATCCCCTACGATATCTTTAAAGCAGTTTGAAGACGCTTTAATTGAACTGAATGAGAATGGTGGCGGTGGCTTAAAAAAACTGTCTGACATGGCTAAACAGACGTCACAGACAATTGGGAATGCATTCAACTTGATTAAGATTCGTATTGGAAAATCTGGTGCTGATTTTATAGCAATGATTGACAAGATGGTAAAGAAAGCTACAGGTTTAAACATCTATCAAAATATATATGATTTTACAGAAGTCATGATGGAAAAGATTCAAGACTTTTCTAAATATGTTGCTTCACATCAAGACGACATCCTAAATTTTATTTCAGAACTAAAAGGCGAATTTTCAGAATTCGGAAATATGTTTGGAAAATTTGATGCAGATAAATTCTTTAAAGGAATAGGCGACATCATCAAGGAATCTATTGCTTTTGGAAAAGATTTTATAGGAGTAATAGATAAGACTTTTGGACCATTATTATCGTTAGTAGGTAATGGCGATAAGATTCTTGGATTTTTAAAAATCATACTAAGATTCAAAGAAGTCGGATTGGTATTTGGCTTTGTTGGAAAGCAAATCAAACTGTTTGGAACATTGTTTGGAGTGTACGGTAAAATATATAAATATGCTACAGGATTTAGTAGCAGCATAAAAGGATTGAATCTGTATGCTAATACGATTGGAAAACTGACTTCTATGTTCGGAGGATTGAACGCAAAAATAAAAGAATACATTGCACAATCTACAATCGTACAGAAAATAAAGAATCTAAATCCTTTTAAAAAAATGGTTGACACTTCAACTAATACTACTACAGTCGAAGCACCAAAACCTGTAGAAACATTAAAGAATTCTTCCATTAATATGCGTAATGCTCAAACGAAAATGTATAACAATTTTGGAACAGCAAGTATGATGCTTGCAAGTAGTGGCTCTATGGTTCTTTTAGCTAAAGGATTAAAGGAATTCAATGATGCTACCCAAGGTATGAATTTCGCTGAAATAGCAGGAAGAATAGCAGGACTTGGAATTGCTGTAACAGCTATAGGTCAATTAAACAATTTATTAAGTACACTTGCCAATTCCGCTTGGAGGGTAAATTGGAAAAACCAATTAGCTTCAGCAGTGTCAATGTTTGCAAGTGGTGGTAGTGTTTGGTTGCTTGCAAAATCATTACAAGAAGTAGCAAAAATAGATTTAAATGGTATTTGGGATAAACTAAAAACTTTAGGCGAAGTATTTGTTGCTGTTCAAGGTATGACTACTGCATGGGGAATGATTGGTGCTGGAGTGACTCCTGTATTAATCGGAAACTTAATTGGTCTAGGGGATTTGTTTGCTACAGGTGGTGCTATCTATTCCATGGCAAAAGGTTTAAGCGAATTAAATAAGATGCCATTAAAGATTGATAATGTGCAAAAGAAACTAAAAATGATGATGGAAGTTGCAGATACACTTAACACTGGCGGACATTTCAAACAAGCATTAGATGGATTGTTTGCAAAAGCCGACTATTCTGCTAAAGGCACACAGCTAGAGTTCATTATCAAATTCGCTGAATCATTAGAAAAGATAAAAGATATTGATATTGACAAGGATATTAAAAAGAGTTTAAAAGAAAAGCTTTCTAACATTAAAGATATCTTGTCTGAATTCAATGGAAAAGAATTCTTTGGAAAAGATGAAGATAATATCATAAATGCAGAGAATAGAGGTAACACAAAGACACTTGGTGAACTTATTTCTTCAATGGTTAAAGTTGCCACATCATTAAAAGAACTTGATGGATTGCAATTAAGCAGTCAAAACATAGCACAATACAAGCAGAAATTATTATCGTTAAGAGATATTTTATCTGTACTTACTTTTAGAACAGAAGATGGTGAGAAAGATACTTCGTCTTTCAACTATATAGCCAAGAAGATAGGAAGTACATCAGATAGTTATCAAGGCATTGCTACAGCAGTTCAAGGATTGATTACATCAGTAGACAATATCAATCAATTGAATGAAAAATTAAAAGGTGTTTCAAACTTAGATTCATTTAATGAGAATATAGAAATTTTACAAAAAGCGTTGCAGCCATTAATGAGTAGTGGTAAAGATGACAAAGGAATGGCTGGAACAGCTAAAAATATTTCTAAACAGAAATACACAAAATTAAAGGAACAAGTAGAAGCTGTAAAAGAAACAATCTCTTCTTTATCGGAAGTAGCAGGAACACAATTTGATACAAATTTGATGGTATCTCAATTAAACGATTTAAATACAGCTATTAATACAATTAATGGTTTTGAAACAAAGAAAGTAAAATCTATTAATAAAGTTGATTTTGGTGGTTTGAGCGACAGAATCGGCTCGATAAAAGAAGCATTAGCGTCTTTATCGGAGATTGCCAACACACAATTTAATATCGGTGATGAAAGCCAAGGGTTCATAGCCAAGATGAATAGCATAAGAACTGCTATGGATAAAATCAATGAATTGGTTGGAGCTAAATTTACTTCTACAGATAAAGATGGAAATACAGCCGAAAAAGGATTGATAAACTCTGTAAACAAAGGAAACTTCGGAAAGATGCAACAACAAGTCAGCTTTATCCAACAAACGTTGACTGACTTAGTGACTGTATCTACTACCCAATTTGATGTAAATGCGTTTGGTCAAAAGATTGATGCGATTAGGGATTGCTTAAATAAAATCAAAGGATTGAGTGAAGAATTCAAGCCAACAGATGGAAATGACAATCCATTCCAATCGTTTACAGATACGATAAAGAACCTAGTTTCTCAATTAACAACTTTAAGTGCTGACTTTATTCAAACAGGTGAATCGCTTGGAACAAGTTTAATGACAGGGTTTACAGATGATTCTGTAAAAGAAACATTGAATAATGGAATGTTACTTCTTGTTACTTCTGTAGGAACAGACCAATCTGTTATCAGTGCATTTAAAAACGTAGGTAAAACGCTTGGAGATAACATGTGTAAAGGCTTGACTTCGGATGGTGGATTCACACATACAAAAGTTAGAAGTGCTATTACCAACGCTTTAGGAACATTCCCAAGATTAGGACATGCTTGTGGCGTATCAATTGGAAATAACATTGCAAGTGGTGTACAGAGTGCTTTAGACAGTAGTAATATTTCATTCACTGTAAAAGCAAAAGTACACAAATCGGGTGGTGGTGTTGTTTCAAATTCAGGAAGAAAAGGTAATAAATCAAGTAGTGGTGCTGGATACAATCTTGCTAACTTGTTTGACAAAGCATTAAAAACTTTATTTAAAGCAAAGGGCGGTCCTGTATATCGTGCAGATGGTGGTGTGTTAACCGCATTTGTGCCTCGTGGAACAGATACTATACCTGCTATGTTGACACAAGGCGAATATGTAATAAGAAAATCTTCTGTTAACAAATACGGAACTGACTTCTTAGACGTTATCAATTCGGGAAAACTTGAAAATTGGTTCTATACTTTGACAAGGCAGTATGCTAATGGAAATAACATGTCAAAAGTCTATAACATCAATAACAACAATACGATTAACAACTACGACAACAGACAAGTAAGTATCAACTCTAAAACAGCTCATGGTGGTGATGGATATGTTAAAGCTAAAAGATTTATGGGGGCTATTGCGGTATGATGTGTGATTACGAATTTAGCCCCTACCGACAATACGTACAATTTAATGATTTAATTTTTGAATCGGAAGAAATGTTGCAAAAAGCAGAAACTTCTATTTCAACTAAAGTCAATACAACATCATTGTCATATATTCATGGAGATTATGTGCCTTTTAAAAGCGAATCTATGCTTTTAGAGGCACAAGACGTCTCTATGACACTTAAGTTTGATTATCGTTTATATCGTAGAGAAGATAGAAGATATATCGGAAGATGGGCAAGCATGAATCTTTTAAAGCAAGGTAAACTATGGTCCATAAAAGATGGAAGATTGATGTGGGCATATGCTTATGTTGATTCAATGAGTGAAAGCTATGAAAAATATGTCAATTCATTTTCTATTGATGTTTCTTTCAAACTTTATGAGGGAATATGGCATTTTGCCGACCCGTTAACAACTTTCATCATTCCGTATGATACTTGTAATATCATGGATTGTTTGGATTTTGATGATGATTATGATTCTTGTGTAAGCTGTTGTGTTGATTGTCTTAAGGGAAATGATGATACATGTTCATGTGCTTGCGATTGTGATTTAAAAGAAGATTATTCATTATGTTCATGGGATAAGAACAAATTATTCCATGGGTTCTTAAATTGTGGACATTCTTTTAAAATCGTTATAGATTGTGCAAAAGGAAACGAACTTTATGGTGACAAGACCAAAGGAATAAAGCTTTGTAAAGAAGATTATTGTGATTCTATGATTGCAAAAATAATCACATCACGTACAGTACTTCCTACAACGTCTTTAGAGGTCATTGTAAGTGGAAAATGGCAAGACCCTGTTATTGATATTAATGGAAATAAAATGCAGATACAT